ATTCCGCCGAAATTTCGAGTTCCCCGAACACGCGGATCAATTCACGTTCCGCAAGGGCTGGGAAGCTGGAATTATGCAAGCCCGCGCCGCTCTCACCGCCGAAAAGGTGGCAGCGGAGCCGGTGGCGGGTGAGATTCAAGCATTCGAAGCATGGTTCAAGACTTCCGGCTTCTGGAATAACGCGATTACGGAAAAGGCTTGGCGTGCGGCGTGCGCATGGATGCGTGAATCGAACGCGACTATGTGCGAGGAAGTCATGGAGCAAAGCCGTAATTCACTATTTCGGAGCGCCGCGAAGATATGCGCGGGACTCATACGCGCCGGAAGAAAGGCGCAATGCGACTTGCCGCCAGAAGGATGGTACTGCACGCGCGATAAAGGCCACGAAGGACCATGTGCAGCGTATGCAACCGAGCAACAGCCCGCGCAATCTGCCGAGCAGGACGAGCGGGCGCAACTCGACGTGAGCGTGCTCGCGCGCCTGAGTGCTCAAATCTTCGATTGCCCGCTTAATCCGACCATTTCCAAGTTTGCGCGGGCAGTGGAGGCAAATGTCCGCGCCGCGTCCACGCAATCGACGGCAACGCAGCCAGCGCTGACTGCGCAATCGGCGGAAGACGCCTATTCCGTATGGGAGAAGGCACCGGACTACTGCCCATACAACAAGCGCGGCTTTGGCGCGGGGTATCGAGCAGGAGTTGCCGCCGCGCAACCAGCAAGCGGAGGGAAACATGAGTGAGCGCGAACAATTCGAGGCGGCGATAAAGGCGCTCGCTGAACTTCCAGAAGATTCGCACGAAACGCCATATCCAGACGAGGACGCAAATACGTACTGGGCCATCTGGCAGGCATCCCGCCGCTCGGCGCTTGAGGAAGCGGCTCGCATTTGGGATAACGACGGCACCGTGCCGAATCTCGCCGGCCAAGCCATCGCAAGAGCTATACGCGCCCTCGCCACGGAGACAAATAATGGTTGAAGACCTGATTAAGCGAATCCGGCGCGACGTGGCGGTATGGGAAGCCGGCGACGATCTTCAAAGCTCGCAGCCGATGATCGATGCCGCAAACCTGATCGAGCAGCAAGCCGCGAGGATCGCGGAACTCGAAGCGCGTGTCGCTGCTTCCAATGAAGCCATCGCCATGCTGATCACAACCGGAGATGAACTGCAAGCGTCTCTTGATCGTTTGCATGGCGCTAAATTCAGCGACCGCGATTATACCGCGATGGTATCTAAGATAACCGCCCTTGAGTCCGAGCGCGACGCTCTACTCGCGGCAGCAGGGAAAGAGGCGGTGGCGATCTATCAGCTTCGGGAGACTCGTTCAGCAGGACGGCCGTGGGTCGACACAACAAAAGAATGGGCCGAGATGCGTGCCTCTGAAGGTAAGCACGAAATGCGCGTCGTCTACACCGCTCCCACCGCCGCTCTTGAGAAGTCGTCTGATGCGCTGTACACGATGGATCAGATGCGCGACTACGCACTGGCGTTCCACAAATCACGTCTCGACGCTCGTGGCGACCTAACGGCGAAGCAAAAGTGGGACATTGCGGAACGCGTCCATTCTCAATGCGAGGCCCTGAAGCCGCATGCAACATTTCGGTCGGCGGCTTCTCAAGCGATAAATGACACTATCGCCGCCCTGTCACAGAAAGCGGGAGAGAAGGATGACTGACGAGGATCTGATTGCGATTGCCGCAAAGTACGGCGTAGGGCCATACAGCGGACTTGCACTCGCCCGGGAAATCCACCGCTCGGCGCTGGAGCAAGCGGCCAAGGCGTGCGACGAACTCAGCACGGACTACAACAAACGCCGCCGGACTAGCGATAGCCCGACCTACATGGAAGGCAAGTCAGACGGAGCAGAAGCCTGTGCGTCGGCATTGTATCGCGCTATCCACGCCCTGTCTCAAAAGGAATAAGCAAGTGATTGAAGCAGCAGCAAAGCGGGTCATCGAGTTGACCCGCGCAAACTGGAAAGTGTGATATGCCAAGCAACCGCAAACCGCGCAAGGCCCGCAAGTTAGTGGCGCCCAAAGACATCGTGTCGACGCTATTCAACGCAGACGAGCCGATGCAAGGCGAGGAAAAATTGGAGGTGCTGACAAGCGTTCATATGGCCGCGCTTGCCCTATCCCGCGGCACTGGCACTAAGAACGAATGGGACACGCTTGTCGTCACGGGCAATATTGCGATCGTGCTCTGTGAGACGGCCGGCAACCGCAATGTCGGGCTCGAGCCGCTGTATGCCATGCAAAACGCGATGATCGCGGTATGCGAGCGCTTCCAGGAGATCGGCCGCTTCGTGCTGACCGGCGACGAGCTGCAAGCCATGAATGGCGGCATAGGACTGTTCGAGCAACTGGTCGACACCGTTAGCCGGCGTCAGTATGTGCGGGCCTGCGCTGAATATACGCGGCGCCTTCACGCTGGCAGGGCAGTTCAAATCAAGCGCGGCCAGGCGACAGAGCGATTTTCAATCAATGCTGGTCCCGCAACACAGATTGACTCCCGACCGAGGCTTGCTACATGAGCGATAGAAAATTTTGTCCCGGTGATCGAGTTACGGTCAAGCATCGGCCATGGATGGAGGGCGAGGCGTGCACCGTGCTCTGCACGATGGACCATGGAATCGTCATGGTAAAGCTAGATAACCCGGAAGGCCGCATTAGATATTTTCCATTCCTTTATCTAAAGCCCGATGAGATCGACCTTTGCAACATACCAGGAAAGCAGGGGAATTAGAATGGAAGAACTCTGGACGCACAAGGAATTGGCTAAGTTTTTAGGCTACAGCCCGGCATCTGTGGCAACGATGGTCACGAAGAAGCCGGCCAGCCTGCCGCCGCGCGTCGCGGGTCTTGGCCGGCCGCGTTGGGTTCCGTCAGTGGTGAGGGATTGGGTGATAGCGCAGAGCACGCAGGCAGCGCCCGCGCAACGTGGGCGCCCGCGCAGGACGCCCACCGTGGTTTAGCCGAGCTTGGCGGCGATGTCCGTCGCCTTCGGCTCATAGTAGATTTGCAGCATCTTCAGGGTCTTGTGCCCTGTCACCGCCGACAGTTCTAAAACGTTCGGCAGCAACTTAGACATGCGCGTCGCGGCTTCGCGGCGTGAGTCGTGAAAATGTAGGTCGGTCAAGCCGACCTTTTTTTTCGCCTCGCGGAAAAGCGTGTCGAACGATCCAGCATTCACCGGCACCAGATGGTCGTCCGGCTTTCCCTTTGCGAGCAACGACAGCAGATCGACCGCGCGCGACGACAGCGGCACATTGCGCGCGTCGTCATTCTTGGTCTGTGGCAGATGGATATAGCGCTCTGCGATGTTCACGTCGCGATGCCTGATGTTCAGGATCTCGCCGCGGCGCATGGCTGTCTCGACGGCAAATGCGAACGACCACGCGATCAGATGCTTTGAGATTTCCGGCGTGGCTTTCATATCCCAACCGAGCGCGTTGCAGATCGTCTGCACTTCGGTATTGTCGACCCGGCGCTTACGCGGGCGCGCGCTTTTTGGCCGGCGGATCAGATGCACCGGGTTTTCCTTGAGCGGCATGCGCCATTCTTTGATCGAAGTCGTGAAAACAGCCGAGATCAGGTTAAGTTCACGATTGACCGATGACGCAGAAACGACGCGCAACCGATCATCGCGCCAGTCGGCGACGTCTTGCGGCGAGAACCTAGAAAGCGGCTTCTGGAACACCGGGAAGTTTCGCGCCAGCATTTCGAGTCGCATCACCTCCCACCGCTCGCCCCGCTTGGTCGGGCTAACCTCGAGCGCATAGCGGGTCAGCAGTCTGGCAACGGTTGGCAGGGTGACAGTGTTGTCGTCGACCACCTGACCGCCTTCGTTCAGTTTTGCCTCTGTCGCCGTCGCCCACGCCACCGCCTCCGGTTTCGTGTTGAATGACGCGCTGATCGGTTTGTGTCCAGCTTTGCGCACGATTGCGCGCCAGCTCTCGCCGCGTTTCTGGTATGTCGCCACGTTTCGGTTCCTTTTGGTATGGCGACCGACCTGGTACATGTTCTGGTACAGTCGCACTCTTAAATTGACCAAATGATACCATGACAGTATCCGTAAATCACGGTTACATCAGGGTTTCGGGGCGAACGGATACCGGATTAGCGTCCTCTCCTGGGCACCAAGCGGCCTTATAGAATAAGGATCTCAAGGCGATTGGTACGAATTTGGTACAGTCGCATCAAATACAGCAGGAAAACATGCAAGCCGGCACCCGTTGCCGGCTTAATTGTATCTGCTCTCTGAAGTTTAAAGGCACCCTCTTTCACGCCGCTCGAATCATTGGGCGCGCATCGCTCCGCACTCGATCCCTCTCGCTTCCAACTTGGTACAGTTGGCGCAGTAAATGCGCCTGAAGCCATTGCTGGCTAGGGATTTCAGCCGGAATGCCTTGGTACATACCGAGTGCACCAATACCAACGCAGAATTTGTATTTGCTTTGCAATCCCGCTGTGGTATCGTTACTATGAAGCGTTAATCGGAATCAGTCGACATGGGTCTGTTCAATGCGCCGGAGACGGATCGCCACTGCATCGGCTGCGAGCACTTCGCGGAGTGGCGCGCGGGTGGCTCGGTCATCCTCTGCATGCATGAGGGAAGGCCGTATGTGCAGGCAATGCCTAAGCGCGGTTGTGTCCATTGGGTTCGTGCCATAGGCGCCGACGACGAAGGTCCGATTCCTGCTGGTGAGCGGACAAGGAGGTGACGCCATGTTCGAGTACCGCAACGCTGAAGCGATTCTAGAAGTCGTGCTGCCCGATCCCGAGAAACGGAATGAGCATGGACACACTGTGTCGGATGACTTCGACCATTTCTGCGACGTCACCGGCTGTCCGAAAGACGATGCTTGGGCGAAGCTGGCGCTTGCGTGGGCTTGGACGTCTCGCTACCGTGATTGACGCGTCTGATTTGATGCTCGCCACACTCCACCCGCGACCGTTCTCCGATCCTGACTGGCTGTTCGAACTCAAGTACGATGGATTTCGATGCCTGATCGTCAAAGCCGGCGAGGATGTGAAGCTTTGGAGTCGCAATGGAAACCTATTCAACGGATCGTTTCCCGAGGTCGTGCAAGCGGTCGAAAGCGTGTCTGGCGACTTCGTATGGGATGCGGAACTGACCGTCGACGATGACACCGGCCGATCGTCATTTGAGCGGCTTCGCCAGCGTGCAGTCACGAAGACGCCGAAGAACGTCCGCGCCGCGGCAAGATCGGACCCGGCCAGACTCTACGTGTTCGACGCGCTATCGATCGGCGGTGAGGACTTGCGAGCCCTGCCACTGCTAGCGCGCAAGGAACGCCTGCGAGACTCGTTCGACGACACGCGAACGCTGATTTACGCAAGTGGAATACAGGGTGCGGGAGATTTTGTCTTTGGGCAGGCTCAGAGCCTTGACCTTGAGGGCATGGTGGCAAAGCGGATGGACTCAACGTATCAGCGGGGCCGATCGCGAGATTGGTTGAAGATCAAGTACCAAGGATATGGACGGCCGGCGGCTTTGGGATGGAGTAGGAAGTAATCGACGCGCGGCGAGAGCCGGCAGGGGGAAGGATGACAGTACGGAATTCAGCACGCTGGCGTTTGCGGCAGAAAATCAGGCGAGCAGTCGAAACATTTGATGCACGGCTTGCCAAGCACAGGCTTCGACGGTTGCCGGCCGCGAAACCCATTATTGAGTACGGAGACGCGCCACTAGTGCGGGCTGATTGACGCGCTGCCGGATGACAGAGGAGAGGGTATGGAAACGTTGTATCAGGAAGTGTCGCTTGATGATGTGCTCGCCTACTTCGCCAAGAGTTACGGCGACAAGAAACACGGCAAACTATGGACGCACGACTCGTTTGTCGACATATCAAAGCGCAAAGTTGTCTTCAAGCTGACGTTTTATGATGAGGACGCGCCGCATAACGCGGGCTGATTGATGTGCGCTCATGGGCGCGGGGAGGCAGGGATGAAACGCGAAGTCAGGAAGCTTTTTGAGAAATTTGCGAGATCGAACCGTATGAACACGCGCGGCCGTCGCGCATACAAACGGCGCTTTGAGCGCGATTATCTGGACACCCTAGCCGCAGTGCGGCGTGCCATCGAACCGTTCGAAGGAAGGAAAATAACAGACGGGTGCAGGATCGACATGCTGGCCGCACTCGGTGCAGTTGGACCAAGTGCGCCCCCGCGATACACGATCAAGTTTGTGGAGCCGGTCGAACGCACAATCAACTTCACCATCACGCTTCCACAAGAAGAGCCGGCAGACTTGACGGCGTCTACTGTTGCGTAGTGCACCATGAAGCCGCCAGAGCATGAATGTCCGCTCAGTTCGCGCTGCGAGCTGGTCAACGACCAGTTGATCGAAGCTCGCGTCGAGTACGTGCGCTCGCTCGAAGAATTGCAGGAGCGACACGACTACTGGCGCGACAAGGCGATCAAGGGGCAAAGAGCACTTGAACAGATCGGCAAGATGGTCGATTATCGCGAAGATGGCTTGCCAATACATGCGGGCGTACCGGAAGCGGTTCGCGAAGCGCTAGGCAAGTAACTACAAGACCAAATACGGGGAAAACATGAGCGCCATAATCCTGCTGATCGTATCGCTGCTGATCTACTTCATTCCGACTTTCGTCGCGCGATCGCGCCGGCATCACAACTACGGTGCGATTGTGGCGCTGAACATCTTTCTTGGCTGGACGTTCATCGGTTGGGTTGCGTCGCTCGTATGGGCGCTGACCGCCACGAAGGCAGCCAGCGCCGCATAGATCAGGCGGCAGCCGCCCCGCTGCCCCAATGGGACCATCCGAAAGCGCGCACGCCGTAGAACATGAGGGCCGCGCGCCACGCTGCAACGCCAGTCAGCAACGACGCCTCACGCAAAACAGCGTCGGCGACATCGCGCGTGACGAGGTGCGTCGAGTACAGAAAATCATGGACGACGCTAGCCTGATTGGCTGCTCCGCCGGCCAGCAGGTAGACCAGAGGCCAGCGCGGCACTGACGCAAGGTCGGTGACAAAACCGGCCGGCACGGTGAACGTCTGCCCTGCTACGTCGGACTGGTAGACAACCGACTCATTCAGCCGCCAGGTCGGCGGCGACTCCTTGATCAGATCCGCGTCCAGGTCGCCGGATAGGAACTTGCTCATTGCAGCGGCGAACCAGCGAGCGGCGTCGATGCTGCAACCGGCGCCGTGGCCGTGACGGCAGGAGCGAGGCTGATCGCAATGTTGAACGCCAGCACGCCAGTATCAATCGCTGCGTCGGCGGCCCTGATCTTGTCAGGCGACAGCGACGACGAGTCCACCAGCGACTTGACGAGCGGCAGCGTCGCATTGACGACCGACTGCAGGTCCGGTTTGGCGACCGACGCGCCGGCAGAGCAAACCTTGTCGACTGCGGGCTGAACGGTATCGGTCAGCGTCTTTTCAGCGCCGCCGGTGAATACGCCGTCACCCTTCAGGATGGCGATTTCGCCGTTAGCAGCGCCGCATGCGATGCTTACCTGCTGAGCGAACGTGAGCGTCGGGGCGCCGGCGCATGCGGAGAGCGCGAGCGCAACGAGGCCAGCCGCAAGAGCGGCGAGAATCTTCTTCATGGGATTGTGTCCAGAGAGTGCCGCGGCGCGGCGGGATGATTACTGCGCGGGAGTTGCGGCTTGCTTGGCAGCGAAACGCGCGTTCACGTAGTTGATGGCAGCATGAGCGCCAGCCACCACCACGCCGGCGACGAGCGACGAAACGCTGGCGGGCACCGGCACATGAAATGCCAGGCCAAGCGCCCATTCAATTGCGGGCATGAGCGTCGCTGTCGAGATCGCGACGCCGCCGGTGATGACTGCGGAATTTTGGGCCATGAATGCTCCTATGCTGCGTGGTGGATGACTTCTGCGGCCGAGAACTGGTAGCCCTCTTTGCCGTACTTTTGCGCGATCCAGATGGGGAAAGGCAGCGCATGCATGCCCTCATCTTTCCCGATGTGGTGCGCCTTGCAGAGCAACATGCCATTGACGGTCATGTCGTCGACAAACTGCGTCCAGTCGGTGAAGTTGTCCCAATCGAACGCCTTTATTGCAGCGCCCCATACGCCCGCTTGCGCGTCGAGCTTGAAGCGGTCCCAATCGATCATTTCGGCGAACGAGCGCTCGATCGGATGGTGATGCGCCTCGAGCGGATGGCCGCTTTGTTCCGCAGTCGCGTTGCAAACGAAGCACCGGCCGCCGTCGCGCGCGATCAATTGCTTGCGCGTGCGCTCGAATAGAGCCGTCGTCTTGCGCGGCTCGTGGCCCGGGATGTTGACGGCGACGGTCAACGTCTCTTTCTCTTCGTGAATTTGGGTAACGTCGGTCATGTGCGGGCGCAAAAAAACCGCCCGGAGGCGGCTTGTGGAACAGCAATTCCGGCGGCAAGAGGCTGCGCCGCCGGTGATCAGATGCCGAGCGCGTTCTTTGCAGCGGCGTAAAGCGCGTCGCGCTCGCCCTTCCCTTTCATCGCGGGGCCATTGATCCGGCGCGTGATTGAGTCGAATGCGCCAGCGTCGGCCAGCGTGTTGCAGCCGTGCTCGACCCAAAACCAGCCGGCCGACAGAGCGCACAGCGCGGGATCGGCGCGCAGCTTGTCAGGCGCCGTCACCAGATCGAGCGAAATGTCATGTCCGAATGCAGCGAAGTTGTCGTGAAACGTGAGCTGGATCAGACCTGAGCCGCGGTATCGCCAGCCGTCGCCCGTCATGCTGTCGCCGTTGCCGTACTGGTTCGCGTACACGATCGACGCGATGCGCTGCTGGCGCGCGACCGGCACAAACGGCTCATTGGGCTGCCGCCCGAGCGTGTTAGCCAGCGCGAACGGCATCTTGCGCGGCCACGTCGCCATCAGGCCCGGCACGCCGTAGTTGAACGACTCCTGCGATGCCGACAGACCTGCGCTCTCGTGGCCCACTTGCGAGAGAAACGCAGCGATACGCAACGGCGTGCTTACCGAGTAGCGATCGCATGCGGCTTGCAAGGGGGCCGCGTACTTGGCGGCATTGGCAGCGCTGGCACCACATGCAACCTGAAGCAGTGCTGGCGTGATGGTCATGGCTTGTCCGCCTTGAGATCCAACTTGTCCTCGATGCGCTCCAACTTCGCGAACACCGCGCCGATCGTCTTGTTCAGGTTGTCGAGCGCCTTTTCAAGCGTGTTCGACGTGACGAAATTCTCGGCACAGTGCAGCTTGAATTCAGCCAGCGCCGTCTCTGCGCGCTCAACGCGGGCGTGAACGGTGCGGAATAGCCACCAGACGACCACTCCTGCGCCGCCGGCAGCCGTGAGCAGCCAACTGTTCAAAACGTTGAGATCCATCGGGCTTCCAAAGAAAAAGCCGCACTAGGCGGCTTGGGGGTTGCGATACAAAAAACTTCTTGCGTTTGCGATACCGCATTAGTATCCTTCATATCGTCATAACAACGAACGCAGAACGGAGCAAACGCCATGAAACACACGACACCAACGTTAAACACCCGGTTTAGCTGGCTCGCCATGCTTGGCAGGCGAAAAATTTTGTCCGCGTCGGATACTGTCACGGTATCTGTTTCGTGCGCGTTCGTGGTCTGCGCAACGCTGATGCTGTCCGCTTGCGGCGGCGGTGAATCGCCTGCGAAGCCTGCCACAGTGAAAACGGTCGCTCCAGCGCTGATCCCTGCGTCCGCTGCATCTGCTGCTGAGCCTGCATCTGCGCCTAGCTCGTCGGATCAGGCTGCGTCAGCACCCGTTGCAGCGTCCTCGCCTGCGCCGGCGTCGAGTCCGGTCGCATCGGCGCCAGCATCGACTCCGGTCGTCAACATTGACGTCTATGGCGATGACCAGATAACGGGCCTTGCCATTGACCAGTACGGCTTCATGTCGATGGTCACGCCAAACGAGCCGACCGCGCTTCAGGCGCTGTTGCGGCAGCAGTTCAACGACACCGGCATCACCGTTTCCAGTCATGCGACTGGCGGCACGTCTAGCAGCCTCTACAACGAGTTGCGCGGTATGGATGGGAACGGCGACCCATTCGCCAATCGCATCAAGTTGTCGGCGGCGCACATCGTCATCGAGAGCCACACGCTTAATGACGCGCTCGGCGGAGAAACGCTCGCGGATTACCGCCAGTACCTGGCCGATTGGGTTGTGGCTGTGAGAGCAGCGGGAAAGCTGCCTGTTCTTGAAGAATCTGGACCGGTCTGCGATTCCGATCATCCGCAGCTCGCCGCATACGTGCAGGCAATGGACGACGCGGCTACTGCTTACAACGTGCCGATCGTCAAGCAATACGAATACATCAGCAACATGCCGGGCTGGAAGTCACACATGACGAGTTGCATGGTGCCTGACGCCTATCTGGACAGCATCAAAGCTCAACGCGAGGCCGATGTGGTCGGCCAGATCGTTAAATCACTCATCGGGGGATGAAATGAATACTCGAGAATTTGCACTGGCGGCCCTTCTTGCAATCGCCGCGACCTCAGCGCGCGCAGACTACATTAACGACTATGTGCAGGGTGAGATCGGCATCGGTGCTGCGCACTACACGACGCAGGACGGCCGCTGGTATCAGCAAGGCATGCCAAACGGCGATAACAAGCTGACGAGCAAACCGCCTGCATTCTCACTTGGGCTGACCGGCCCGCTCGTCACGCGCGGCAAGTGGGGAGCCGACTGGCATGCTGAATACGTGAATCTCGGGCGCGCAGCTGCGTCTTGCGCATGCACGCCGATGGACGAGAACTACAACGCGAACTCGCATCAGTACCATAAGACCTTCGACGTGCCACAGGCGTACTTCACTGGCAGTGGACGATCCCAAGGCGTTGCACTGACCGTCGAGCCGTATTACTGGATTAGCGGTGTGCGTGTCGGCGTGGAGGCCGGCGCGTACATCCACCGCGATAGCTGGTCAGAGGACGTCATCGGTTGGCAAGTTGTCGGCAGTGGAGCGCCGCAGAATCTGCATCTGTCGGACGCGTTCTGGTCAGTCTCGCCGGTTGTCGGCGCGTCGGTCGGCAACGGACGCTTCACGCTGTCCTATCGGCATTACTTCATGCGCGTCAGCAGCGAAAGCCGAAGCGTTCCGCCTCTGTGGAACGATGCGGACATGCTGGAGGTGAAGGTTAAGTTTTGACGGACCAGCGCGCTCGTTCTGATGGAAACGTCCGGTTATGACAATTCCGCAGGGAGGCCTTATAATCGCAACTCTCGGGGGAATAGTCATGAGCTATATAGAAAGATTCGAAAGTGTTGGAGACAATTGCGAGTTCGGATTTGTTCAGCGCGCCTTTGGGTCGGAGTCGGGCGGGTTGTTCAAGTGGGCCTTTATTCCAGATTACGCAGATCTCGTAAAGACGATCGAAGGCGATTTCAGTCAGTTTTATCGTTTTGAAAATTTGGTTCCGACATGGTCAAACATGGTGGAGGACAAGGGGTGCAAACTCTGCTTCCACACGGAGATATTTTCCTCAAGGGAAACAGAATCCTCACCATGGGTATTCAACGGAACGCACGAGGAACAATTCGACATCTATTGCCGCGAGATAGAAAAAATGCGCTATCTAGTTGGCAAGTTCAAAGAGGGAATCGCGTCTGGGAATCGTATTTACGTCGCCAAGAAAAACGGAAATAGCCCGATGCAGCATATTAGGCGTCTGCAAGATGCGTTGGATCAATACGGTCGATCTACGATTCTCTTGATTACGGAGTCTCAGCCATACATGCAGCCTGGAACCGTGACTCAAGTAGGAGATCGACTCTGTGTCGGGTATATTGACCGTTTTGCTGATTACGGACAGGCCGATAATATCTCTCTGAAAATATGGACTTCTATTTTGGAAAGGGCGAATAATCTGTTTCCAATTAGATCATCGCCCGTCGAAACAGATCTTCAGGCTACGTCTGCGGGGCTGTCGGCCATGCTGGATGCGGCTGCGTAAGGTCAACACGGCTTAGGCTAACGCGATATTGCTTCCATGCTGCAAGGGACGACTGTTCGCTAGCGCTGGCTATTCCGAGATCTGCCGCGTCCTGTAAAGGTGCAATCGCCTGTGCTGCTGACTGCATCATGGTCGTCCGCTGCGCAGTGTTGGTCGCTAGAACTTGCTCGGCCGTAGGCGCGGGCCGATCGAAATTTTTAGGCTCCCCGTCTGCATCTAACCCGATCAACTGTCCATTTTGCACACCGTTCAGCAGTTCTGCATATTGGTCGCCCGAAATCTCAACAGCGTCTTCCGGAAGCTGATCGTGTATGGCGTCGCTATAAAAGCCGCTTGTTGAAGGTGAAAAGTAATGTGTCATGTTAGTACCCAATGCAAATATATCCGACCTGTTCAGTCGATGTGCCATAGTTCTGAATCGTAATCTGGCTCTTGTTCGCGTTCGGGTTCGCATTAACCGCCGCGTTCGATCCGCCGGCAAAACGACTTGCGATAGCAGTTAAAGCGCCATTTGGGAACGTCTGCGCCATTGTGTAAGACGCTGATGAGTTCGCAGGCGCGGAAACCGACCCGAAATTTACAATGATCGTTCGATAGACGCCTGAAGTCATCGGAACAGAGAAATATCCGGTCGCCAGAACGGTGCCTTGGAACTGATCCAGACGCACAGCCAAGGTATTCAATGTGCCCTGCGCTACATTGAACGTTTGAGTTGCAAGGCCTGCAAGCGCGGCATATAGGCCATTGGCCTGCCCAAGTTGAAGCGCATGCTGGCTCTGCGTGGCGGTGGCGACTTGGACTGCCCCACCGGTCGAATCGATCAGCACATACGATCCGCCGCCGATCGAGCTATTCCACTGCAACCAGACATCGCCGTTGACCGCAGTTTCGCCACCTTGCAACGCCGAGTGAGCAGAACCGACCACGGCAACCGCGCCGAGGCCATCGTTGAACGTCAGCGCGCCAGTGTTCGCGGCCGGCGCCTTGTAGCGCAACACCATGCCGTCAGTGCGCGTCGTGATAGGCGGGCTGAATGCAGCGACGTGCGCGTTTGCCGTACCGGTCGCAACCGCATACAGGCCGTTCTGCTGGATCATCGACAGCAAACTGGCCGTCAGGAAAGGCGCGCCGCTGTACTGGCTGATGTTGGCCGACGTGATAGTCGAGGCGCCAAACGGCACTGTGACCACCCACAAGCCATTGAAGCCGGCGTCGGGCGTCGGCGTGATCTGCGAGCCGGTCGTAGCTGCGACGCCGGCCTTCAACTGAAGCTGCACCGTGTTGTCGCGCGCGGTCGTCTGGGACGTGCCGGTGCCGTTCGGCCCGTTGTATGCTTGCGACGGGTTCGACGCATTGTAGTAAGGCAGCACAGTCGATCCAGTGTCGACCTCTTGAAACGCGCCCTGGATCAGGTAGTTGATCGAGAAGCCAGCCGTTCCCGGCGCGGGGCACGAGAAGTTCTGCGCGTCGAGCAGGATGCCCTGCTTCATGATCTGGTGCGCGTCGGCGCTCAGCGACGACCATGCGCCAGTGTCGATCGCTTGCAGCGAGTAAGCACGGCCAGGGTTGACGTTGACCGTCATGCCGGCGGGCGCAGTCGGCACGCAGGCGAGACCCGAGAACAGCGTCGACACGCCGAGCATGTCTTGCAGCACGTGGCCGATCGCGGTGAAAACGTTCTTGTTCGTCAGGAGCAGGTCGGTTTCAAGAGGAACCTGACCCGCATATACGGTTTGACGCTTCATGTAATGGCTTCCACAAAAGAAAAGCCCCGCTCGATGGCGGGGCTGTATGGGTGAAATGCGGTGTCGGTCGTTAGCTGCTGATGCGCATCCAGACGATCGTTGCGGCCGGTATGACACTAGCCACTGCGGCGAATATGTCGGCGTCCGTGACCGACTGCTGAACCTGACTCAGGTCTGCGTACTCTCCGCGCGAAGCGGTGCTGTATCCAGATGGCGAACTGCCGTAGCCAGCGACGAACGGGATTCCCGTTCCAGATGGCCGGTACGCAGTCACGAACGCCTGATACTGGTGCAGCAGCGAACCGTAAGCGCCGTTGATTCCGTAGCCGGTCGTTGGGATGCCGTAGCCTCCAGTATCGAGCGGCCGGCGCGGCTCCACGATGAGCGGCGCGCGTCCTGTCAGCGTCGTCAGCACTTGCACGACTGCCTTGCGCGTCGCGCGTTCGCGGAACAGGTTCACCGTGATCCGGTTGCGAAACGCGGTGTCGCTCTCGCCAGTCTTGCGCGGCAGAGTCGTGCCGAAGAAGTCGGCCGATATGATGTCGAGCCAGCCGTCCGTCGCCGTCGCAATGCGCAACTGGAGCCGCGCGTATGAAAGCACCGCGTAGACGTTCGCGAAGATGGCCGCGAAGCCTGTCAGCAGCGCCGTCAGGATTGGCGGTGCATCGCCGAACCAGCCGCGCGGCAGGAGCGCTTGCAAGCGCCCCAACATGTCCTGCTGATCGCCAGTCGCCATTAGGTCACCGTGATAGTTGCCGCTTTCACGACAGTTTTTGCATCGGCGGTCACATCGGACGTTCCACCGTTCAGCGTCACACCTGTGACGTTCGTCACCCCCGGCGAAGCGTCATACGCTACCTGCGCGAGGCGCGAGTAAGCCAGCGAACTGCCGAGCGGCAGCGTGTTGATGTAGTTCTGAAGCGCGGTTTGAACCAGCGCCGCGACGGTGCTGTGCGTGTAGCCGGCTGCCGTGGCGATCGCCATTGCGACGGTTGCAGTCACGACGATCGGCTTCTTCACGTCGAACGTGCTCGTGAATGGCCGCACCGCGTCGATCGCGTTGTAGACGGTCGAAACCAGCGTGTCAGATGGCACGCCCGAGCCGTCGTCGACCACCACATAGAAATACCCGGGCTGATAGACACCGCCGTAGGTGTAGTTCTCGGTGATCGTGTATGTCAGACCCTGCTGCAGCGACGTGATCGCGTTACCGATAGCTGCTTTCGTCGCCTTCGACAGGCTCAGCAGCCACGTCTGAAACCGCGCGAGCGCGTTGGCGTCCGTCTCCGCGTCAACCGCGTTCGTGAAGGCCGCGGCGTTCGTCACCGTATCGACGCCGGGGACCGACTGGGAAAGCTGCGTGATCGTGTTGGCGAGCACATTGCCGCCGGTGCCGGCCGTTACGGCTGTCACCGTGACACTGAGGCTTGCCGCGCCTGCCGCCAGCACATAGCCTCCGAGCGCCGCGCTGTATGCAGGATTCGTCGTGTCGGTGTTGACTGTGAATTGCTGCGTGCCATCCGTCGTCTGCACGACGGTTCCGACCGGAACGACCGCCTGCGACGTTGGCGTGAAGCGCGAGAACGTCACCGTGC